AAACAGATATCACTGCTTCAGCTCTAACTTCATCAAGGTCGCCAAACCAGACATATTCTTTGTTGATCTCTTTAACACATCTTACAATGTCATTAGATAACAAGTAGTCTATTTCATCTTCAGACAATCCAAGACCGCCACGGCTGTCTACGTTACGTCCTACGCCTATTGTGTACCTGTTTTCACTACACAGATAAACAAAATTTTCTGCGCCTTCGTGACGCTTGAGGATCTTAATTAAGTTTTTCATTACTTACCTACTTGCTTGACGCGCTCGTAGCTTCTAGCGCCAGCTAAACCAAGCATACCCATAAGCACCGGAAGCATCACCGTAGTATCAGCCTGTGGCACTTCTATGCCAAAAGGCGCAGCAAGAGGAGAAATAAGAAAGTTTACCGCAAAACCTGCTACGCAGACCCAAGCAGTTGCTGGCCTCCAAGAAGACTGAAACCAGTTGCCTTTAGCCTCTTCACGGTTGACAGAGATTTGCGCCAGCATGATTTCTTGATGGTGCTTATCAGCCATTGTAGCTATCTGGTGAGCAAGCTCGTTCTTCTTGTCTTTATCCTCAACAAACTGGTCTAAAAGATTTGCTACTGGGCCTATTAAAGACGTAAGCGAAGACAGCATTTAATTAACCGCTAAAGCAATAAAAACACTAACAGCCATAATTACTACTACAGTAGCTTGCTCGTCAGTCGCACCCATAAATTTAGCTTTAACAAACTTTCCTATTACTTTAACGTGTTTCATAATTGCTCCTTATTTGTCAGCTTTGGTATCAAGTCTTTTAAAGATCGCGCCAAGCATCTCTTTGATTTCGCGTATGTCATCACGATAATCTTCTTTCGCTACATACAGCATAGGTATGGACTTCATGTCAGCATCAATCCTATCCAATAATGCAAAGACTCGATTGACCAACCATCCAACAACAAATCCTGCTACGGCTATTGTTACGTTAAACATGACTTGATAATCCATACTACACCTATAATGTCAAGTCAGGGACTTTACGCGAGTCTCTGATTTTGTAAATGTGACGAAGCGCCTCTCCTCCGTCACGATGAAATGTAATTTGCGTCATTACACTAGATGATGAAAAGCCGTGACTTGCGTGGTAAGAATCTGGAAAAGCCAACGTCCCGAAACTTTCCACAAATACACCATTATCCGTCTCTATCGCGTTCTGATGATGGATATGTCCGACTAGCCATTTACGGTAGTTAGTGGACGACCATTGCTCAGGTAACATCCTTGGCAGAATCGCTGCCAGTTTAGGCGCTTTAATTTTATCGCCGTGGTGTACCGCAATCAGAGTCTTTCCAAATACCAGCGTATGAAAAAATCCGTGAGGATCTAGTATGTTTACTCTTTTCTCTTTCTGGTAATAAAACTTTAGTATTAAAGCTAAAGCAATAGCCGTGTCCGAATCGTGGTTACCACGAGCAATAATCACACTGACATTCTTATGCTGTGATAGCATTCTCTCAATAGCGAAGATAAACGTCTGCGCTGCTATCTCTAGCACCACCTCAATTCTTGTATCTACGTCTAACCGAGTGCCGCCAAAAGTAGTCCCTGCTGATCCGTTAGCGTGTATAAAATCGCCCACGTTTACCAGCAAGGAATGCTCAGAAGCTGTAGATACACTTGTTAAGTAATCTATACCCTCAAGATGAGACTTAGCCGCTATCTTGGTATCATAGTCCTGTTCCTTAGTCTCTCTAGCATCAGCCCTCATACCGAAGTGTGCGTCACCTATTACAATGGTAGGTAATAGGTCATCAGCAAACTTCTTAGCCTTTGGCTTAGCTTTAGGTTTGTACTTTGGTAGGTCTTTGGTCAGACCGTCAACAAACGCCTTCAGTGCTTTGTCTCTTTCGGCCTCGGTCATAGTGCGCTTAGTCTTCAACCACGCTTTCTCACCTTCATCCGTGGTCGTGTAGATCGACCTGCCAATAACTATCTCACCTTCTGGGACATGCCGCCGCGCATCCCAGTTGGTTGAGTAGCCTTGTTGGGCTGCGTAGTTTTTCACAGCCTTAACGTGGTCGCGCATAGTAGACGGAGTAATACCTAAAAGCGCCGCAGCATTAACAGCAACCTCGCCGCACTCTTCCCAAGCCTTTATAGCCTCACGTTGTCGTGCGGTCTTGGCGTAATCGATTAAACTCATTGACCACCTTCTTGGTAATACTTCAAATCGGTTTGCAGAATCAAAACCTGCTTTTGCAGTTCTACTACTTGTTCTTCAAGATTCCGTATATCAGGGAAGATATAGTTGTTTTGATTACCGCGAAGACTGCGTGTCTCTTGAGCGTTAACATCTATCCTTTCGCTGATATTGGCATAGCCCCAAGTAGCAAATGCTACGATTGATATGATCTGTAATAACCAAACTACGCTGATTGTTATCTCAGATTTATCATTTAACTTTGGGGCTTCCATTGTTTAAGCTATGGTTCTGTAGGCCAAGTAACTTCGTTGGGAAAGCCCGCCTGAGTTGTTATGTCTCGCAGAGCTTGACGATAAGCTGCCCAAGCTGCTTGGTTTTCTACCACCCTATCGCTAATCATGTGAGTCCAATCTGACGCAGAAAGCAAGATGTTTCTTCTTGCTCTAATGTCAGCCGCCCTCATATCATAAATTTCTTGGTCGCTCATAATTTAACTCTCTTAATATCCGTAGTCGCCAGTAGTTTTTCTAGAGATATAACTTCTGCTGCTAGTTTCTTCGCCGCACCTTCCTACTCGCGTCCAAGTAATCCCGTCCGTTGAATGCAAAACCATTCCTTGATTGCCCCATCCTAGCCAATCATTTTTTACAGGATCGTATTTGCAAAAATACATATCGCTGTTGGCAGGCAGACTAGCGCTAGACCAATTTGATTGATTTTTCCAATCATCATTAGCAGTGCTTAAATATTTAACAGAGCTTCCATTTGGCTTAACCAAGACGCTGGCAGACATATCTCCAAGGTAGCTTTCATTCCAATCCTCGGACTTAGTGCCTGACGTTACAGAGCCAAAATTAGAACCTTCTCTATACCAAAATTGGGTAGAATCGTTTTGAATGTAGAATTTATAATTACTAGCCGATGTTTGCGTCCAATAAAGCTGCATTTTTTTATTGCTTCCCGAAGAATGAGCGATGTTGGTTTGCGGTAGGCTAATAGAAGTAGAGCCAGCAGAAATTTGAAATAGATTAAAAAATCCGGTTCTGTTGTACCAAACGCCGATAATTTTCTGAAGCGGTTCAACCCACTTCCAATCACAAACGTGTCCTTGTGTATTCGCACCAGAAACTGAGGCAGATGTAATCTGAGTTCCTGTTCTGTCTGTTCCTAAATCAACCCATCCAAGAGTTAAATTATAAGGTGACGAGTTTGAATAAGACGCAACAAACAAACGACCATTGCTGTCATCAAAGCAGATTGTCGGCCTGTACAAATCATCTAGCAAATGCTTATCTAAATTTATTCCTCCTAAACTGGATAGTTGGCCTACGTCAGTCCAATTAACGCCGTCTACGCTCTGGACAAGACGAGCATTTTGGGCTGTTATGTTACCTATGTAACTTAGAGTAACGGCAAACCATCGCTGCCAATAGTTAGACCATACAACCCCACCAAATCCTCTTGCTCTTGCTCCAGCGTCTTCATTAAACGGAGACTGAGCTGGGCCATCTACACCAACAAAGAAGTCGCTATTTGCTGTGCTTAAAGCAGTATCATAGTCAACAGCAATACTTGACCTTACAGGAAAGCCACCCTCTCCAGCAGTTGCTACTGCGCTACCGTCAGATAACGCACCAACAGGAGAACTGATTGCGTCCCAAGATGCGTTTGTTCCATCTGTGGTTAGATAGTTGCCAGCGTTTCCTGATTGGCTAGGAAGAGAGTCCACGCCAGTTAAGGCAGAGCCATCCCCAACGTAAGCAGTAGCGGTAACCGTTCCTGTAAACGTGGGCGTGGCTAACGGAGCTTTGGTATTAATCTGAGTTTGTGCGTCAGATGTTAAACCATCAATGTAGTTAATCGTTGCTGCGCTATCCGCTATATCTCTTGACTTGCTCATTCTCTACTCCACCGTTTCTACTTGCCAAGACAGACTGTCTTCGTCCCAAGTATATGAATTATCATCTTGTGGCATCTCTACTGGAGCCTCCCACAAACAAGTGTCTTCGT